CTCTTCAACCACAAAACCGACGATCATGTCGGCACCACAGTCCCGCGGGACTAGATTACGTCCGCACCCATGTTGTCGGGCCTTGCCCATTAACCCCTCTCTATCCAACGGGGCAAGGAACCCAGATAATACAGATCTTGGACATAGCGGACCGTAAAGACCGTAAAGTGTATAATTTGGCCAATCCGTATGATAATCTAGATACATATAGGCCATACTTCCATTCCGGCAACCAACATGACCTACACGTAGCACTTACGAGACGCACGTTGCTAACAGTACCAAAACCCAGACTAAATTCGCCCCAGTTTAGGCAACTCGCCCAAATCACTAGACAAATTACTGCATGCTTGTCGAAGTCAACTAAACTCTATCATCGTTCCACCGAAGAGATGTTAAACCATTATTCGGGTCCGAAACGTGGGGTTTATGAGAAAGCAGCAGCCAATGTTAGCGATTATGGGTTACAGAGGAAACATTCCAATATAAAATGTTTTGTCAAAATTGAGAGAACGGATCCAGAAACCTGGGCCACCAAACCACCACGAACCATCCAAGGCAGGACCCCCGAGTATAACCTTGAACTCATGCGTTTTCTCGCACCAGTTGAGGAAGTACTTTACCCGTGGGTCCCCCGCAAAATTGTTCCATTCATCGAAAGTCGTGTGGTCGTGAAAGGCCTCAACCTCCGCGACCGCGCATCCCTACTTAAGAACAAGTTATTGCGGTTTGTGAGACCAGTCACTGTTTCAATTGATGCTAGCAAATTCGAGGCACATCTAGACGTTAAAACACTTAAACTCGAACATAAGTTCTACAACAAACTTTACCGGAATGACCCATATCTGGCCAAGCTCTTAAGGTGGCAGATAAATAACCGTGCTTATGGCAGTGGGATCAAGTATTCGTTCACTGGGAGACGCGCATCAGGCGATTTTAATACTGGTTTGGGTAATACCTACATCAGTATGTCATTAATTATCGCCTGTATGAAGTTCCTTAAAACAACCAAATATGATTTCTTAGTGGACGGAGATGATCTCCTTTTAATAGTAGAAGCAAACCAGAATCCCCCTGAATCAGCCATACAGGACTTCTATCTACAGTGTGGGTTTGAAATAACTTATGACCCTTACAAGCTACCCGAACAAGCTATCCACTGTAGGTCCATACTCATAGATAGCCCGGTACCAACCATGTCCCGACTACCACTCCGCGCCATTTCCCACACCGCACACCATTTCAAGTACCTAGATAACCCACGCAGTGCTATCAAGTATATGCGAGGCGTAGCTGAAGCTGAAAGTGTTTTGCAACGTGGGGTCCCGCTCCTGAGTGAGTTCTATCAAACACTCTATCGTGCGTTAGGCCCTGGGCCAACTGTTAGCGATGACCAATTCCGTAGGAAAATGGCCATGAAAGAAATAAAATTGGAGGTGCCAATCAAACCGACCACCGATGCCCGTGTAGCGTATGAGCTTGCTACCGGCATCGACTTTGATTCCCAGCTACGTCACGAAGTAGCCCTCAGATGCTATGCCCGACAGATAGCATTGAGGTGTAACCAAATG